CGAAGTCAGCAACTGCACTGGAGACGAACCAAGCAGTTCTGGCGAGCGCGGCACGTACCACACCCGGAACGTCTGCCCTGCGGGAGGCGTCGGAATCAGCATGACGTTGTTGCCGACGATGCGGTATCTTATGTTTCGTTGCCAAAGAAACGACCCGCTGATGCTCGGCAGTGAATATCGATTCCGCTGCTGGAACACGAACGGGCTCAGCGTGATCCACGAGTCGCCCGTGTATGCGACGTCGATCCCCTTTAGCTTGTAGAAGTCAGCCGGTAGAGCGTACTGACTGGCCCCAGTGGTCACAAAGGAGTACGCGGGAGCCATGAAATACTCGTCCGCGTACTGCTCGACGAGCAGGTCGTAGAGCTCCTTGACGGAGGAGTTGATCCATCCGTTGAGCTCATCATCAGTGATGAAGTCGGAATTGACCTGGTCGGCGCGCTGCCGGATGGTCGCGTTGAGGAATGCCAGCGTCACCATGGGCACCTCCGGAATGAGGCCCAGCCCGCCCCCGGAGAAGGGCAGGCCGGGCCTCGTGGTGCTACTCGACGTCTGCGCTGCCCATGATGTCGAATGCGCTCCGGAGCGCAGCTGCGAGCGCCCGAGCATCGCCGCTCTTGATCGCGGCCATCACTTCCTCGGCCGCTGCGGTCATGCCCTCGTCGCCCTCGGGTTCTTCATCCATGGGGCTATCTCCTCTAGACATCAGGAGCGCCGCAAGTCCTGGCTTCTTCTTCTCGCCGTCCATCATCGCCATGGCTACACCGCCTCGGTGTTCGACAGCGCGATTCTGATGTACATCACGTTGCCAGACGCGGGCTCCGTCGCCACCAGCGCGCCCGAACCGCCACTGGCCGCGCAGGTCGTCAAGGTGATCGTCCTGGTGGTCTTCACGGTGTCGGCCGCGCTCTGGTAGACGAAGGGCGCATTCGGCACGGCCGCCGTTTGCTTCCAGTCGACTCGGACCCCGAGCAGCGGCTGCTGGTAGCGGTCCTGGAGGGTCACCACGTAGACGCCAGTGGTGCTCTTCACGACCGAGGCGATGCCCTTGCCGCGAGTCACCGTCGCTGCGCCCGATGCGCCGATGCTGACGATCGCGTACAGGTCAACGACGGACTTCTCGAGCGAGTACCGCCTGGATTCGAAGTATCTATTTGCCATGTCTCGTTCCCTTGTGCTGGGGCGGGTGTGAGTGGCGCGCTCTGCCCCCAGGCGCGCCGTCTTGCTACGAAGCGGTGATGGTCACCGGCGTGGTCGTCTTCATGTCGACCAACGGAAGCCCGGTCGCGTTGTCCATCAGGCAGATGCACGCCCCGATGCTGACCGCTCCGGCTGTCTGGAGCACCACGTCGAAAAGGTAGACCTTCGACGCGGCGTTGGCCACGATGTCGTAGATCGCGAGCGCCGGCCCACCCCCGCCGGCGAAGATGCCGCCGGGGAAGGGCTGCTCCATCGCAGGGAACAAAGTTCTCCCGGTCGCCGTAAACGGCGTGACGTCGGTCACCCTCGTATCGACCGTGTTGCTGCCGCCGTTGTTGTTGTAGGTGAGGGTGCAGACGACCTTCTGCCCGATCTTCGGGGTCGCGTTGTTGACCGCGATAGTTGCGCTGCCTGCCACGTAGGCCATGGGGTTCTCCTTTCAATGAGCGGGGCGGCTCGAGACACCGCCCCGCTCGAGAGGACTACAGGCCGACGTTGAACAAGCGGCAGTTGTGGCCCGGGGCGTTGCAGCCGAGCGCGACGAGCCGAGCGACGATGCGAAGCTCGGCGGAGTCAGCGTTGCTCACCGGGATGAACTCGAGCTTGCCTCCCGAATCCTCGGTGTTGAACCTCGGGATCTTGCCGTTGCTGAGCAGCTTCCACGACTTCATTTCGAGCTCGAACATGTCGCTCGTCGAGCAGTCGCGATCACCGACCACTCTCACGGTGCCCTTGCCGGTGTTGAGTTCGATCGCCCGGAACGAGATGCCGGCCGGCCCCTTGAGGTCGATGTACATCACCTTTGAGCCGAGCGCCTTCGCGAGCGAGGCGACGGTCATCGGGTTGGCGATGACGATGTCGGGCGAGCCTCCTTCTCGAAAGAGCCTCGCGCTGGACTCGATGAGCGCCTCCTCGATGTTCTTGCCGCTCGCATCGAATTGCACGCCGTAGAGCCGCGAGTCACTCGAGCGGTCGACGCCCAAGAAAGACTCTCCGGAGCTCGGCGCCGTGCTGGGCAGGAACCCGGTGAGGCCAGGAGGCTGCGCGTTGAGGTTGCCCTTGGTAACGAGGAATGGGAAGTTCGTCGCGCTCCAGGATGCCGGCGTGCCGGCCGCTCCACCCTGCGTGGCGGACACGGTCACGGTGGGCGAGGCGCCTCGGTTCACCGCGATGACGAAGCCGTTGGCCGCCGTTGCGGTGCCACCATCGGTGTCGGTCGCCTGAAGCGTCTGGCCCTTGTAGAAGTGCACTACCGTGTTCGGGTCGTCGAGGGTGATGACGCCAGTGGTGATGCCGCCCGTTGCGATCTTGCCGATAGTACCCGTTCCGCTCCCGAAGAGCGACGTCGACACCGTGTTGGCCACCGAATTGATCCGGGTATCGACGGCGAGTTTGATGGCCTCGACGAAGCTCTTCGGCGAGCTGTCCGCGCTGGCGATCGCGTCGCCAGTGAGCGTCGCTACACCATGGAAGGTCTTGCCAACCAGGTGGAAGTTGATGCTCTGCGCGGCCTGCTGCGCAGCCTGGGCGGTAGAGAAGTCCATGCTGTCGCCGGCGCCGTCGTCGACGATGATCGGCAGCGGAACGTACTTGCCTCCGTTCTCCTCATCCTTGCTGAGCATCGCGAGGAAGGGACGATCGGTGTATGCCATCTGCTCGACGGCCATGCCGGAGCTGTAGAGTTCCTTGAGTATTGCGGCGGTACTGGTCAGGTCATACGTTGCGGCCATGAGAGGTCACCATTGCGGCGTGCGCCGCGCGAGAGTGGGGTGTGTTCACCGCTGCTTCCGCAGGTGACCTTGCCGCTACTTCCGGAGAGCCTTGAGGGCCTCTACCGCGCGTCGGACCCTGGCCGCATCGCTCATCTCGCCCTCGGAGGGCGGTTTCGTCGAAGTCAGCGCCGCCGAGAGGGTCGGTGCTGGCTTCGGCGCCTCGGTCGGGGAGACCGGTGCGTGCGTCGTCTGCATTGTACCAAGCTTCTTGCTTTTCGCCAACACTTCCCGAAACTGCTTCTCCAGCAGTTCCTCGACTTGCTTTGCGGCCTCGGCGGTCGGAAGGACCTCGCCGGTCGAATCGTAGTGCGCCTGGATCGTCTGGTAGACGAGGGGATGCGCGTCGGCCAGGTTCACCAACTCGAACGCATCCGTTTGGGCCTGCACGTCCTTCTTCACGCCCGCCCAGTACGCCTCCAGGGTCTGAGCCTGCCGGGCGGCTTGCGAGGACGCCTCCGCCTCCTCGCGGGCCTTCCGATCCGCATCCCGAGCTGCTTTGAGTTCCTCGAGTTCGGCCCGGAGGACCTTGACCGAGGCGTCCACTGGCGTCGGAACGTGGTCCTTGCCTTTGGCCAAGATCGCGTCCGTCACCTGCTCGTAGGTGAGGCCCAGGGCGGCGAGCGCCTCCAGCGGATCCTCGCGCCCTTTGCTCAACTTCGCCTTCGTGGCCTCGACTTCATCTCTCGCGAGCTTGGCGGCGATCTCCGCTTTGGCGACCTCCGCCGCCTTCTCGCGCAGCTTCCGCTCCTGCCGGCGCAGCGCCGCGAATCGATTGCTGCTTGCCACCTCGGGCTTCGGCAGTTCGGCGGGCGGCGGGACGACGGGCGCAGCCTCGGCAGGAGGCGAGTCGGCGGTCGCGGCAGGTTCGGTCGGAATGGGCTCAGGCATTGGTGGTCTCCGGTCACCGGGGTTCACTGCATCTGCATCGGCGGGCCTGCGGCGGGCGCTGGCTCGGCTCCCGGGGCGGCCATCGGCGCGACTCCGCCGGTGCCGGGCGCGACGTTCTGCGCCCCGCTGGTGGCCACCTGCGCGGCGGCTGCGGCGGCTTGAGCGGCCTGGGCAGCCTCAGCGGCCTTGGCGTTCAGGTCGTCGATCGCCGCTATCAGCTGCCGCAGCATCTCGAGGCGCTCCTCCTCGAGCCCGTTGCATTTGCCCCACTGGTACGTGTCGAGTGCCATTTCGCGCATCAGCACCAGGTCATCGAAGGTGTCCGGCGGCGTGAGCGCTGGAGGGTCCTCGTCGATGATCCCATCCATGACCTTCGACACGTAGTCTTCCGCCGCAGTGCTGAGATCCGAGAGCGCTTGTAGGTCTGGCAGGTCGAGCAGCCGCCGAGCCTGCCGCTGCGTGATCATCCCGCTGGACGTCAGGTCCTGCACGTCCTGGAGCCGGGAGGCCGGCGAGCGGCTGAGTAGATTCACCGGCCACAGCTGAAGCGTGTACTCCTCCTCCTTCAGCTGGACATCCTTCCAGTCGATGGTTTCCGTGAAGCTCTTCGATGGCGCTCTGACCTTGTACGAACGGCCGCCGATCGCGTCCTTCATCACACGGATCGCGAGGCGAGCAAGGCAGAGCGCCAAGTTCTCGTATTCCTGCCCGAGCGCATTGAATCGGTCGCTCTCGATGTCGTCGAATTCCCGGA